TATCGCCAGAAATTTTTAATAACTCTCCATCATTAAATGCGCCAGTAGCGGCTGATAATTCGAGACCAATAACTTTGTTTGTTGTAACGATCAATTCTTCTTGACTGCGAACATATTCTATTATTTTAGAGTTATAGTTTGATTCTGATCTTGATACTGGACTCCAATACTTTTGTTGACCAATACTTAAAGCGGCATATGCAGCAGTAGTTATATTTGATTCATCACCAAGACCATTTGTTCTAAAGAAAACAATTTTTTGTTGAGCGGCAGAAATACTACCATATTTAATTGCTATTAGTTTGTTCAAATCTTCATCTGATAAAGGCACATCATAGTAAGGATCAATAATACTGTTTGATAGACTGATAAGCCAAGTATAATCAGAATCTTTATAGTAGTTATATGATATAGAATCAAGTCTTTCGTTATTGTTCATGACATAATCATAAAATGCTTGTTTGTTATTCAAAGCAAGTTTTGACATATTTACACGCGATAGTAAATTTATGGCAGGAACACCACCGTAATCTACTATAGGAAATTTTTTAAAAAACTGTGTCATTTGTTACGTTGATTCCCCTGAACTTCCTGAAAAGGTATCTATTCCCTTCCCAGACAACCACCCGGCTGCGGAATTTGATAAATCTTGAGCATTTTTATTTGTTTGTGTGAGATCAAATCCTTCCTGATCTCCGTTTTCTTGATAATCTGGACGCATAAGATATTCCATTTCACCCAAACTTATACTGAAAGTAATTGCTACTGGAGCATTTGATCCTTTAAAAAAGGCAGGAGTTCCTTGAGGAGTATATTGAGAAGATACTCCAGTTATTACACATTTTTTAAATTTATAAAGAAATCCATTATCTCCAGAAAAAGTTGGAACAACAACGTCTGGATAATTAAAAAATGCTTTTGTTTGTGTATTAAATGAAGGCAAAGAGTGTACTTTAAACATTCTAATAATATCTTTTATTCTTACACTTTCTGTTACATTTTTAGGAAAAAATGTCCAAGAAAATGAATGATTTCTAAATTGTATTCCTTGAAATGCTTGAGCCAACCAAGGATTCTCTGTAGCGCCAAGTTGAGTTTTTACTGTATTTGTAAATTCATTAGAGCCAAAAACGCGAGATAGTGCGTAAGCCGCGCCTTCAGCCGCATATTTTTTAGAATTTTCTTTCATATCACCAAGAATATTTTTATAATCACTAATTCCGTTACCCAAAAGTCCAAAATATCCTAAAGATGTGTCCGACCATTGTGGGGAAGTATAATCAACAAGATTGTCGGGAATGGGCAAAGTTATACTTCCAATACCATTTATCGTTGCGATTTCCATAACCTCTTTTCTGGAATATTTCTTAAAATCAAATTTAATATTGATTTTTGCCGGAGGATCAGGAAAACTTAAATTTTTACCACCAGTAACTTCTTCTTTGGTTTCAGACATTGTTTCTTCTGGCATAACGCCTTTATTACTAGCGGCATTTCTGTTTTCTGGATTCTTTGTTCTTGTGAGGTCTGAACCAAAACCACCGTTAATAACAGTGTTCTTGGGATCCACTTTATCAATTGATATTCCTCCTCCGGCCATGCCGCCGGCTAGGGCCCTAGCAAGAGACACATCTCCAACATCTTTAACAGAGTTTATGCCTGAAAGAGGATTTAATTTTATGGTTTGCAAATTGTTTATAGGCATATTTGCCGCAGTTGTAAAATTTGAATTTAAAGTATCCATGGTTTCCCTATAAATAGATAGAGTAGTTATTCTATTTATAGTGGATTTTTAATGAAAGGTAAGTTTCAACCCAAGCATCCTACGAAATATAAGGGGAATCCAACCAACATTATCTTTAGATCAAAGTGGGAAGCAGACGTATTCAGATTTTGTGATATGAATTCTGAGATAGTCAAGTGGTCGAGTGAAGAAATCGTTATTCCTTATGTTTCACCATTAGATGGTAGGGTGCATAGATATTTTCCTGACATATGGATACAGAAGACAGACAAATCGTGTGCTATAATTGAGATTAAGCCATTCAAGCAAACTTTGGAACCAGAAATACCTAAGAAAAAGACTAGAGCATTTCTTAATGAAGCCGCGACATATGTAGTTAATCAAGCAAAGTGGAAAGCAGCGTCAGAGTATTGTAAAGATAGAAATTGGAAGTTTATTTTAATGACAGAAAACGAAATATACGGCGGTAAACATTAATGGCAGAGAATACTACCACACAGAATCCCTTTACTGACATTCTTGCTAAGGGCGTCCGACAGGGACTAATGCCTGGAAGAACACAGGAAGCCAGAGATTGGTTCAGAAATACTGCCTCGAAGGCCAATAGAATAACTGAAAACAAACTGCTGGCATCTTCTGACATATTAGTAAATAGAACAGAAGTTGGTAGAATGTATCTATTTGCGTATGATCCAAAAACAAAAGCAGACCTGCCTTATTACGATAGATTCCCTCTGATCTTTCCGTTTAAGGCGTTGCCCGACGGCTTTCTAGGCATCAACATGCACTATTTGCCATACGTCCTAAGAGCAAAACTCATGGACTTGCTATACAACTATGTCTCTGACCCAAAACTAAACACCAGAGCCAGACTAAAGATTACCTATTCTCTGCTACAGTCTGCCTCGACGAATAAATACATCAAGCCTTGCGTGAAACGTTATCTGTTCAGTCATGTAAGGTCTAAGTTTGTTTATATTTTACCGGCAGAATGGGACATAGCACTCTTTCTTCCTGTTGAAAATTTCAAGAAGGCTAATGTAAGACAAGTTTGGAATGACAGTAGAAGAATAATAGGTAAGGTATAAAAGAGATATGACAATTCTAGATTCTATCGGGAACGCTCTTGGACTGACTAATCCAGATATGCGTAAGCCAACTGAAGGCTTTAGCATAAATGAATTTAGGTCTAACGTTCTCAATAAAGGCTTATTAAAGAATAATCTTTATTTGGCTTATTTTGAACCTAAATCCAAAATCTCTAGAGAACTGGTATTCTATACCAGCAACATACAAATACCCGCCGCCGATCTTGCCACCGTTGATATTAGAAGATATGGATATGGTCCAATTGAAAGATATCCATATAGACCTTTGTTCGCTGGCGATATGAATATGGATTTCTATACAGAAGCATCAGATAAATCTGTCATGCAAGAAATGTTTAAAAATTTATCAAGAACATCAAACTTTATGAATTATGGGGATTTTGCCGTAGACTCATCAAAGACAGATGTTCCTGTACCTGGAACAGAAGATGAAAATACAGGTTTGCCAACACAAACAAGTAAAGGTCCAGAACCTTATTTAGTAGAATATCGTGATAATATATCTTTTAATATTGAAGTTTATGTATACAATGAAAACTCTGATAAAATTATCACATACAGATTCAGAGATTGTTTTGTACGCATGGTAGGATCTGTTGGACTATCGTGGGAACAAGACAACACATTAATTAAAACCAGTGTTGGATTTGCATTTACAGATTTTTCTGTTAATGTTGCCGATGGTTCATCTGGAGAAGGCGTAACTTCTTTGTCTTCATTACAATCAATTCTAAAACTAGGAACAATCGCGCAAACAATATCTGCTATCAAGAAGCCTAGAAGTGTGGGCGATGCTATCAATATATTAAATAATGCTACAGTAATTAGAAATGGTCTTTCACTTTAAATTAAATGAATGGGAGTTTATCTATGTCATTACCTAAATTATCAACACCTCTTTTTGAAGAAGTGATTCCATCAACAAAGCAGGCTATTCGTTTCAGACCTTTTCTTGTAAAAGAAGAAAAGATTCTATTGATCGCACAGTCTGGTGGAACAAAGCGTGAAGTTATTAATGCTATCAGACAGATTATCAATAACTGTGTAATAATGCAAGACGGCACAAACTTTGATGTGAACAATCTAGCACTGTTTGATTTGGAATATCTATTCATTAAAATCAGAGCAAAGTCTGTGGATAATATTGTTAAGTTAAAGTATATTGATCATGAAGATGAAAAGACTTATGAAATAGAAGTTAAACTAGATGATATCACAGTTAAGTTTGATGAATCAAACAACAACAAGATTAAAATTAATGAATCTGTTGGAATTGTTATGAAATATCCAACACCAGAGATTACAGATAAGATTGAACTTGGTGACAATATTAATGATATGGATATCACACAAACCTTGATTAAAGAATGCATTGATAAAATTTATGATGCTGATGATGTTTATCTAGCAAAAGAAACTGATCCAAAAGAACTTAATGAATTTATTGATTCTATGCCAATCAAGGTGTTTGAAGACATTAAGAAGTTTTTTGAAACTTTACCAAAGATTAGTCATACAGTAGAATATACAAACTCGAAGGGAACAAAAAGAGAAATCGAATTGTCTTCGATAGATGATTTTTTTACATTGCAGTAAGTTATAATTCATTAATAAATTATTATGAAACTATTCATGTGATGGTTCAGAATTATCATTATTCGGTTAGTGATTTAGAAAATATGTTTCCATATGAGAGAGATATTTTTGTAGGCATGGTCAATAGAGATAACGAAGCAAAGCAACAAAAAGAAAGTGTTTCAAGGTAAAATATGGCAGCGGCTGGCACACTTAAAACAATATTGAGAAAGGTAGGTTTGGCTGGCGCCGCTGGTGCCGCCGGCGCGATGGCTATGGATGCTGTCGGTGGCGAAACTATAAGCAAACTAGAAAATACATCCGATGATATGAAAAAAGAAGCAGCAAAGGGCACTAAAAATATGCCTATGCCTAATTCTTCTGGAAATATTGAATCTGGTTCTATGGCCAAAACACAA